TTCTTCTTTGCCAGTTCAGCTTCTCCCTTCCATGGAAGGTCTGCCTGTTCAGCAGTAGTCTTAACAGTTGTTTCGTTAAGAACCTTTGATAGCTTGGCGCTAAGTTCGTCATAGCTCTTGAAATGCTTTGGATCAAGGAAATCTTGTAGAGAATGTTCGCCCTTCCAAACATTTTCAAGTTCCTCATCATCATTCAATAGAGGCTTGACCTTATCAAACTCTGACTTATCGTAGTTACGATAACCTTCAACCATACGAATCTTTAGCTTGAAGTTTGCACCTGACCAAAGATCAAATGGGTTAATCGGCTCTTCGTCGGCAAACTGAGGATTCATTGCCTCATTTAGCTTATCGAAAATCTTCTTACCGTACTTATAGAGAAATACCTTACCTTCATTGGCAGGATTGCCCGAATCGGTAACTACATAAATGTTAGAAAGGAAATGTAGCCGACGCTTCTGCTTACGCGCAATTTCCTTATTGGCTTCAATACCAGAGTTCCAGAGCTTTGTATTATACTCAGAAACTGGATCTGTCTTACCAATTGTGGTCAGAGAGTTTTCAATATACCAACCACCCGGTCCCTGAAAACCATGGTCGAAAATACGAACAAAAGGTACGTCCTCGCCAGGAGGAGCAGGAAGAAAACGAATTACTGCATAGCCGTTACCAGCCTTATCAACAGTTGGCGACCAGAAACGATCATCTGTTCCCTTTGCCGGTTCGTTATTTGCGATTTTAGAAAGTTCGCCGCTCAGGACTTCGAGGGACTTCTTACCAGAATTTGCCTTTAGCTTTGAAAAGTCGATCATATATATTCTCCGTATGTTTTGTATTGCAGTGTATGTTTATATTGGGCCGTATTCGCCCGCAACATTATTTAGTATACCATTTTTAGCTAAAAAAGTCAAGTGTTATTTTTTTGATCTTCTCCTTATCTACTTTTATGAATGGTGTGTATTTTTCGATCTTTGTACGAACTGTTTCCCAAACGAAATCATTTTTCATTCTAGAATCCCAATGTTTCTTTGCCTTTGTCATATCAAGCAAAAGACATAGCGTATCCAAAGATATTTCGTTCCTCAAAAACTTCTTTAATAAGATTGGATGCTCATTATCTTTACAAACAAAATTATCATTAAAATTAGAGTCCAACTTAGAAAGGTCTTGTCTAAAGAAATAAGATAGAGATTGCTGTCGTTTATTCCATTCTTTGTAATTGTTTTCAGCTTCATCTGAGTAAGCAATTTCTTTGATCCACATTTTTTCATTTACAATGAAATTTGCTACTAAAAAGCTTTTAACATCCTGATGTTTTGCTAATTTTTGAAAGTACAACTTGTCTTTACGAGAATCAAAAGTTTTTGGATTGATCCTTGATTTGCCGTTGTATTTAAAATAATCATATTCAGGTTTGCTAAAATGATTTTTAATGGCGATATATTCTTTGTACGCTTCTAGCGCAGACATTTTATGGGTAGTGTCCATATTGATTGAAAAACTTTATAAGTTCTTTTTGAAATTGTTCTGGCGATTCGCTTATATAAGAACGATATAATTTGAAAATATAATTTTTATCATCAACTATTAATTTTCGTTCTTTTGCTATGGATATAATTTCATTATCAGAAAAGTCAGAAATATCTAAAACTTCTCCTTGAAGACCTCGAAATCTAATTTCATCAATCAATTCCCAATCAGTAAAATCTTCAATGTCGTGTTTGGTTTCTTCTACAACACCCATTTTCCATTTCCTTTCCAATCAACTTTTGATTTTTTATAATCAAGAAAATGTACAACAAGTCCCTTTTCTCTACCATGGGCTTCAATTTCCCATTCTTGATCCCAATAATCAATCTTATCGTGTTCGAAAACTTTATTATTCCATCTTGTCTTTGGCAAGCGGATATAATCTTTCATTTGACCAGTAGCATACTGCTTAACGTGTACCATTTCGTGGGCTAATGCTAGGAGAGTTTCTTTAATTGAGAGATTTGAATCTACTGTAATAGTAAAATTCCTGCCTTTAAAATTAGTGTCATTCCATTGACAATAGGCAAAATCTTCTATATCTTCAACAAAGTCGATTTTAATTTTTATTGAGGAATAAATTTTATCTGGTAGTAATTTTTTACCAAAAAAACGAACAGATTCATAGCAACTTCTTAGATCAATTTTTAAAGGTAATCCACTTGTTCGTATCTTCATGTTAGATCGGCAACTTGGCCCCTCTTTTCATAATGTTTAGATTTTCAGCTTCAGCTTGAATTTTCATTTTCAATGCTGGTTCTTTTTTAATCCAATATGCTGCAGTTTCAACTTCAAGATTATTTTTCTCACACCAAAGAACAACAGCATCAATATATTCTATGTTTTTAGAAGAACAAATTAGTTCTATTTCTTCAATAAAAGTATTATTTAACATTTTACATCCCTAAAATTATGGTAGGGGCGCAGGGACTCGAACCCTGTCTAGAACGCTAATCTGGCGCTAAAGGGTTTATAAGACCCTCCCGACTACCCAGTCTCGCCCCCTCATAATGAAAAATTCAATGGAGGTCTTAGAAGGAATCGAACCCTCAACCTAGCGGGTAGAAGCCGCTCGCTCTAATCCAGTTGAGCTATAAGACCTTTTTTTAATATTACTTGCTTGCAGTATTTGCTGTATTTGAAACTGTAGAAACAGTATTTGCTGACTTTTCAACAGTTGCAACTGTGTTTGCAACAACATTCTTAACATCATTTTCGACTGCTGAAACATCAGCAGCAGTTTTAGAATTTCTTTCAAGCATATAAAGAACAACGGCTACTACTGCTAAAACGACTAGACCTAATCCTAACATTTGCTCCTCCTTTTTTTGTGGTGGGTTTCTGTTTCCGAGTACCCACCTAACTCATGTTAGGCTGCTAGAGCCTGACGATATGCATTGTTATCGTTTGCATTTACGATTTTGCTTAATCTCTTCGTAACTTTACGCACCTGTCGAACCTATTTCGCCCCCATCAAAAGCGGATGGACTCTCCATGCCACAGGGTAGCCATTTCCCCGCATCACTTCAACGAGCCAGCGTCCTGTTCCATCCGCTTATGGTGGAGGCGGGGAGTACTGCCCTCCCGTCCAAATGTTTATTACTTACGCATCAACGACCAAGCATTACTATTTATTATACCATAAGAGATTTTAAAAGTCAAGTGCGAATTTTTATTGTTTTTTGTTGGATGGTTGGAAAAATTGAAGTGTGTGTTGGTATGCTAGGAATCATTTGAATTAATTGTTGCTGTGCTTTTATCGAAAAAATAGCCAGCCTTTTTACAGGCATCTTAACAGTTATGGTTTTCATCTAGAAACTTGACCATAAAAATTAATGCTACCATACATTATTTTTGTAACGACACCATATGGATCAGTTATTCCAAGATCGTATACGTACATTGATTTTGGAGGAATTCCATTATTCAAATCAACATATACATTTGCTGTTCTAGTTGCAGGTAATACTAACTGATACATATTGTTACCAACAAGGGTAATTTCACCATTTGCAACAGAAAGCTGTTCAGCAATGGTATTGTTCGAATAACTGCTTCTAATTTCCATAAGAGCAGAATAACCATTCAAATTTACTGCATTTGAATTTGCATCTTGTACAATTAATTGTAATTGAAAAGTTGCGCCCTGTTGCATATCTAGGTCGAAACGATTTTGAAGCATATGGGTAATCCTTTTTATTGAATTACCCATATTTATATTAGTTTACCCTTAGCAATACGGTATTTTCATTGATTCGAGAAGCCATTGGTGCATCAGTTTTGATTTCGGTCATAAGTTTACGAAGAACAATCTTACCGCCATCCAAAACTTTCTTAAGATATTCTTCTGTCTTACGACCAATCTTCTTACTTGAACTATTAGCCTCATCGAAGTTCAAAACAGTAGTTCCTTTAATTTGTAAACCTGAACGATTAATCGCTCGGAATACAGTAAGAACCTTATACTTTGTATTGAAGGTCCAAAGTTCATTTGCGCCAATGACCTTTTCCGGATTGATAGATGCAATCTTAAATTCTGTATTTTCTTTCTGATACTTGAAGTTCTTAAGTTGTTTCTCAACAGAAACAGTACGAGGCTTCCTCTTTTTACGTACCTTTTTATTGGTGTCCGAATAGCGTTCAGCATCTTCAACTAGGGTATTGAGATACTGGATCCTTTTATTAATTTCCGCCTTGCTCATATGAGCATATGCTTCTTTTAGCTGAGGGTCTTTTCCTTCAGAAACTTGAATAAGTTCATCAAGCCATGG